CCCAAATTCCCACGTCCACAAAATCGGGGGACTGATCCAAGCCCGGCACGCAACCTGAACTAATCACCATGGCACGACCACGCAAACCGACCAATGTCCTGCAGCTCGCGGGCGCCTTTAAGAAGAACCCAGCCCGCGGACGGGAACGCGCGAACGAGCCGAAGCCCAACGGCCCCGTTGGCGACCCTGATGCCTGGATGGATGAGACGCAGCGCAAGTGCCGCGACTGGATCATTCGCAAGTGTCCGGCCGGCGTGCTGGGCGATTGCGACGAAGGCATCCTCGAGATCGCCGCTCAGCTCCGGGCGATGCAGGTGAACGGCCAGATCGACAACAAGGGCCTCGCGCTCCTGAAGGCTTGCTACACCGAGCTCGGCATGACGCCAGCGAGCCGGTCGAAGGTGCAGGCCGCGAAGCCGGATGCGCCCGCAGCAGGGGAGTTTGCTGCGGTTTAGCGTCCGCTTGGCGGTGGGGCAGATTTAATCTCGCTAAACCACGACTCAACCAACTCCTTGCCGCCGCCGTGGTATAGCGTGCCCATCAGCTGAATGGTGGTCTGGGCTGGGCCAGCCAGGACCCACTGGCAATCCGTGATTCGGTTATTGGTAAGCTGGAACCGACCGAAGCCATACACAATCATGCGGCAGTTTTTGAACTCGCAATGGTCATATTCGTGGAAATCCAACACCACATCTTGGTTCTCAAAGATGTGCTCGCGTATTAACATGGGGATTATTGGGGAGGCTCCACAACTTCAGTAACTATTGCGCCCGATCGGTCAATTCAAAGCTCGCCCCATGCCTTCCATTCACGTAGCCAAAGCCAACGCCTACGTCGCCGACGTGCTGGCCGGCCGTATCCCCGCCTGCAAGTGGGTGCGGCTCGCATGCCAGCGCCACGTTGACGACCTGGAGCGGTCGACGTCGGATGATTGGCCCTACGAGTTTGACGCGACTAAGGCTGAGCGCGTGTGCAAGTTCGGCGAGATGCTGCCGCACGTTAAGGGCAAGTGGGCGCGACGTGACCCAAAGACTCGCCGGCCGCAAACGATCAAGCTCGAGCCGTGGCAGTGCTTCATCATCTGCAGCCTATTCGGCTGGGTGAAAAAGGACACGGGTGTGCGGCGCTTCCGAAAGGCGTCGGTCTACATCCCGCGCAAGAACGCGAAGTCAACAACCGCCTGCATCATCGGCTGGTGGATGTTCGCGAAGGATGACGAGCCGGGCGCTGAGGTCTACAGCGGCGCGACGAGCGAGAAGCAGGCGATGGAGGTATTCCGCTCGGCGTGGCAGATGGCGAGGTCAGTGCCGGAGATCGCTGACCAGCTCGGCGTGACCATCACCGGCAAGACCGACCCCGGCCCAATGTACCGACTCGGCGACAACTCGAAATTTGAGGCACTGATCGGCAAGCCCGGCGACGGAGCGTCACCGCATCTGGCGATCGTGGATGAATACCACGAGCACGCTGATCCGATCCTTTACGACACGATGAAGACGGGCATGGGTGCGCGCGAACAGCCGCTCATCCTCATCATCTCGACGGCCGGCGACAACCTGGCCGGCCCGTGCAAGGACGACTGGGACGACTGCCAGAAGTTGCTGGATGGCGTGATTCAGGACGAGACGCAGTTCGCGATCCTCTGGACGATCGACGACGGCGACGACTGGACGACGGAGGCCGCGCTAGCCAAGGCCAACCCCAACTGGGGCGTGTCGGTGAACCCTGAGATTTACCTGCCCGACCAGCAGACGGCCATCCGTGACGTCACGAAGCAGGCGACCTTCAAGACTAAGCACCTGAACATGTGGGTCAGCGCCAAGAGCGGCTGGATCAACATGGAGCAGTGGAAGGCGTGCGAAGATCGGTCGCTCAAACTTGAGGACTTCGAGGGACAGGAGGCATGGGTCGCGCTCGACGCTGCGAGCAAGATCGACCTCACGTCCATGCCGATCACCTTCAAGCTGAAGGATGGGGGGTACGCGACGTTTGCGCGGCACTACATCCCGGAGGACACGGCAGCACTCCCGCAGAACGCGCATTACCGCAAGTGGATCGCTGAGGGTTGGCTGACTGCTACGCCAGGCGCGCGCGTCGACTTCACGACTATCGAAGAGGACCTGAAGGAGTGGTCGCAGCGGTTCAATATCCAGAGCCTGTCCTACGACCCGAAGGAGCTGAATGACTTCATTAACCGCGTCGGCATCTGGGCGGGCTTTGAGCGCATCGAGGTAACGCAGTCGCCAGCCCTGATGTCGGAGCCGATGAAGGAGATGGAGGCGCTGATCGCCACCGGGAAGTACAAGCACTGCGGCGACCCGTGCCTGACGTGGATGGCGAGCAACGTCGTAAAGAAGGAGGCGCGGGGTGGCGGGCCGGTGAAGTACTACTACCCGGCGAAGCAGAAAGCGGAGAATAAGATCGATGGCATCGTCGCCGGCATCATGTCCCTTGGTCGCGCCATGCTGCATACGCAGTCGTCAGGCCCGTTTGTCGTTTTGGTCTGACCAGCAAAAGGCGACAGTTGGCGACAGAAGGCGACGCCCGCGCGTTTGCTCTTGTCCGGTTTGCTTAGCTCGGCCCGCGTGGATACGTGGCCCGAAGCGGAACCGCGCTAGACCTACTCGCAGCCGACGAGCACCGATCCCTTGTCGTGGACGGGCTCCGGTCGCGCGTGGTCAAGGAACGGCGGACGTCACTCTCATCGCCTGAGCAGTGGCTAGTCGAGGTCTTTGGCGGCGGGGCGACGAAGTCGGGCGCAAAGGTCTCGCCAGATACCGCCCTCACCGTCTCTACGGTCTTTGCCTGCACGCGTATCCTCGCTGAGTCCGTCGCGTCACTCCCGCTTAAGCTCTATCGCAAGACAGCCGACGGACGGGAGGAGGCGAGCGACCACCCGCTTTTCTCGCTCCTAAAGGACGGCCCGAATGAAGGCCAGACCTCGTTTGAGTGGCGAGAGATGATGCAGGGGCACCTTGCGCTGCGGGGCAACGGCTACTCGCGCGTTCGACGTAACAGCTATTTCGAGGTCACGGCGATCGAGCCGATTCATCCGTGTGACATTCAGCCGCGCAAGCTGCCGAGCGGCCGGATTGTCTACGACGTTAAGAGTGAAACGCTCCTGCCGACGGATGTCCTGCATTTGCGCGGTCTGTCGACGGACGGCGTGTGCGGCCTTTCCCCGGTCCGCCTGATGCGCGAGAGCATCGGACTCGCGCTGACAACCCAGGAGCACGGCGCCAAGTCATTCGCCAACGGCAACCGCTTCCCGGGCATCCTGAAGGCGCCCGGCTCCGTCACGCCCGACCAGATTAAGCAGATACGGGACGTCTGGGACTCGCAACGCAGCGGGGACAACGCGTCGAAGGCTCCAGTTGTCGGCGGCGGCCTCGACTGGATTTCCGTCGGGATGCGGAATGACGAGGCTGAGTTTCTTGGCTCGCGGCGTTTCGAGGTCGAGGAGATTGCCCGCGCCTACCGCATTCCACTCCACCTGCTCCAGTCGACCGAGAAAACAACGACCTGGGGCAGTGGTGTCGAGCAACTGAATCTCGGCTTTCTGAATTACACGCTCCAGCCGTGGCTCGTTCGCTGGGAGCAGCGACTGAACACACTGCTGACGGAAGACGAGCGCAAGGAAGGCCTCTACTTCTCATTCAATCTCAACGCGCTGATGCGCGGCGATGCGAAGTCGCGCGCGGAGTTCTACAAGATCATGCGCGAGATTCGCGGCATCACGGTCAACGAGCTGCGCGAGCGCGAGGAGCTGAACGACTTTCCCGATGCGATCGGCGACAACCCGCGGGAGGGCTTCAACGGCCAAGGCGGGGGAGCGACGCAAGACGTTAAGAACCCCGCAAAGCAGGAGCAAGAGGCCGCATGAAACCCGAAATAACCGCCCCACCCGTCGAGCGCCGCTACACCGCCGGCGCCGTTGAACTTCGCGCCGAGGGAGATGGGGGTGTGCGAAAGGTGCGCGGCTATGCAGCCGTTTTCGGCAAGCGCTCATCGAACCTCGGGTTCGGCAACTACGAGTTCTACGAGATCATCGAGCGCGGTGCCTTTGATGACGCGCTCAAGGATGATGTCCGCGCGCTGTTTAACCACGACCCCAACCTCATCCTGGCGCGCAGTAAGGCGGGCGAGGGGACGCTTGCGATCGGCGCTGACGACACGGGGCTCTGGTATGAGTTCACGCCGCCCGATACCAACGCCGGCCGTGACCTCGTTGAGAGCCTGAAGCGCGGGGACGTCGACCAGTCTTCCTTCGCCTTCTCACTGGTGAAGTCGGGCCAGACTTGGGAGGAGACGCGCGAGGGCGAAAAGACGGTGGTCATCCGGACCATCAAGAAGATCCAGCGCCTCTATGACGTCTCGCCGGTCACGTATCCGGCCTACCCCGACGCGAGCGTGGCGCTCCGGACCTTTGAAGATTTTCAGCGCACCCGCCCTGCGGGTGAGCCGGAAGCAAACAGCAATCCCCTAGGCCTTTGGGAGAAGCGCCTGGGTTTCCTAATCAAATAACTCCCGCCACTAAACCGCCATGAGTAAGATCAAGCAACTGCAGGAGCAGGCGGGCGCGAAGAAAAAGGAAATCCGCGCCTTCCTCGACTCCTTGACCAAGGACAGCAAGCCGCTGACGGGTGAATCCGAGCAGCGCCTGAAGACTCTGGAGACGGAGTTCGATAGCATTAACACGCAGCTCGAAGCCGAGACTCGCCAGATCCACCGTGAGGCGAGCGATCATCGTCAGGCGGCCGACCAGCTCAAGGACGAGCGCATCGGCCTCAGCGACAAGGAGGCTCGGCGCTACTCGCTCCTCCGAGCCATCAACCTGCTCGCCTCCGGAAAGCCTGTCGACGGGCTCGAGGGCGAGTGCAGCCAGGAAGAGGCCCGCCGGCTCGGCCGCGACCCCTCCGGCTTCTTCGCACCGATGGATGTCTTCGCGCAGGCTCGCGCTGAAAAGCGCGACATGAGCGTCGGCAGTGCCACCAACGGCGGCTACCTCGTTGGCGTCGATCAGGACTACGCAAACATGGTAGCGCTCCTGCGCAACCAGTCGCATGTCCTCGGCCTCGGTGCGCGCGTGCTGACTGGCCTGAAGAACGACGTCAGCATCCCGCGCGTGCTCACGGGTGCCACCGCGTACTGGGTGAGCGAGACCGGCACGATCACGTCGAGCAATGCGACGTTCGGCCAGATCGCGATGAAGCCGCGGCGCCTTGGCGCTTCGGTGCCATACAGCAAGCAGTTCCTTGCCCAGTCCGGCATCGCCGTGGAAATGTTCGTCCGTGACGACGTCCTCGGTGCGTTCGGCGTCGAGCTCGACCGGGTCGCCATCAATGGCGCTGGCGCGAGCGAGCCGCTCGGAATCCTGAACCTCGCGACGGCCGACCGCGCGACCTCCGTCACGTTTGGCGCCGCTCCGACTTGGGCGAAGGTCGTCTCGTTCGAGACGAACGTGGAAACGGCGAACGCCCTCGGCCTGCCCGGCGGAAACTACGCGTACCTGACGACCCCGGGCGTCAAGGGCTCGTGGAAGACGACCGCGAAGGTCTCCAACACCGCCAGCTTCCTGTGGGAGAATGGCGACATCGTGAACGGCTACGCTGCTCGCTCCACCAATCAGGTCCCTTCGAACAAGGTCGTCTTCGGCCAGTTCGGCCAGGTGATCTACGGCGAGTGGGCCGGCATCGACGTCACCGTTGACGCCATCACCCTCGCCACCAGCGGGCAGGTCAAGGTCACGATCCAGAAGCTCGTGGATATGGTGATCCGTCAGGGCAAGGCGTTCTCCGTCTCTGCCGACGCTGGCAACCAGTAACCGGCAACAACCACACGAGGAACCATTCCATGCACACCTCTGACATCAACACTCCACTGACGCAGACGAGCGTTTCCGCCATTGCGGCGCGCACGTCGACCGTCACCGCGACCGGGATTGACATCTCCGAGTACAAGGGCGGCCTGATCGTTCAGCAGTTGGTCGGTGCCGTCTCCGGCACCTCGCCGACGTTGAATGGCAAGCTGCAGAGCTCGCCCGACAACTCGACGTGGTCCGACATCTCCGGCGCCACGTTCACCCAGGTGACGGCCTCGGACAGCTTCCAGAAGATCGGACTCAATGTCCGGGATGCTGCGAAGTACATCCGGTATGTCGGAACCATCGCGGGCACCAGTCCGAGCTTCACGATGGGGGTCGTTCTGCTCGGTGAAAAAGAGCGCGTTTAACGCGTTGCATTAGCCCATCGCGCGGGGATCGGCAGGGGGCCGGTCCCCGCGCATAGGGCCAAGAGGCTATGAAGGTTTACGTCAAAGAGCTGATGCAGTTCGGCGACCGGACGCTGAATCCGGGCGTGCATGAGGTAACGCCGGAGGAGGCGTTCTCTCTCTACGTCCGCGGTCCCGTCCGCCCCGCAACCAGCGAAGAGGCTGAGGCCGCCGCTGCTAACGTTGAGGCGGCAGTGGAGGCGGCTGCACCCGAAACTGCCGATGCGCCAGCAAACCGAGCCGGCCGTCGTCGCCGCTAATCCGTGCAACGCTCTTATTCACGTACCGACGGGCCAGCGAGTGAGCCGCTATCGACCGCCGACGCGAAGGCGTTTATGCGGATCGATACCGATGCCGAAGATGCGCTGATCGACGCGCTCGTTTCGGTTGCTCGGGAGTACATTGAAGACTTCACGGGGCGCTCGCTCCTGACGCAGACTTGGCGTCTGCGGCTGGATTGCTGGCCGGACGTCACGCGGATCGCGCTCGAGCGCACGCCGCTCGCGACCGTCACGCATGTCAAATACTACCCGGCGGACGGCGGCGCTCAGGCAACCCTGACGGCTGGCACCCACTACCGCGTCAACACGGATGCCGAGCCGGGATTCATCGAACTGATCGACGGCCAATACTGGCCGGATCTCGCGACGCGCTCGGATGCCGTCGAAATCGTTTTTACCGCAGGCGCAGCCAGTGCGAGCAGCATTCCGCACGGACTGATGCAGGCGCTGCGGTTGAGGGTTGCGGAGCTCTACGAGATCCGGACGACCACGAATATCGGAAACATCGTCAACGAACTGCCGCGATTCCGAAACCTGCTCGAAAGCAAGCGAGTGGGTGGCTGGGTCGCATAACAGAATACAGGGGGAAATTATGCCTAGCTTCACTTCAGGGGGACAACTCGCGGATGACGGCGGTGTCATCATCTCTGACGGCGACACGGACGCTCACACGCCAGCATCGGGCTACTCGGAATTTTACGGGATCGTCGCGTTAACAGAGGTCGTTGTTAGTGCCGCGACCATGCACGCCTCGTGGACTGGTACGCTCGCAGGCGAGACCATCCCAGCCGGCGCCGCGCTCCCGGTGCGCTTTACGAGCATCACTCTGACCAGTGGTAGTCTCGTCTGCTTCCAGCGTTAACCATGCCCGGCATCGGCATAGGTCTTGGCCTCGGGTTCGCGCGGAAGCCATTGTCGAGCGGCCCGGACGTGACGGCGCCCGTGCTCCAATGGGCGCGCATCGCCATCGACGGCGAGACGATCTCGTTTCGCTTCAGCGAGCCGGTCGTGATCGGCAGCGGCGGCGCAGAGGGCCTGGCGCTGACCCTGAGCGGCGGCGCGGTGACGGCGACGTACACCGGCGGCGCCGGCACGCGCGTCCTGACCTGCAGCTTGAGCCGCACAGTGGCTGCGGACGAAACCGGCACGATCGACTACACGCAGCCGGGCGACGGCATCGAAGACGCGGCGGGCAACGACCTCGCCAGCATCTCGGACTTCGCGATCACGCACGAGCCGGACACCGAGACGCCGACTGCGCCGACCGACTTCACGGCAACGGACATCACGCACAACAGCATCACGCTCGGCTGGACGGCGAGTACCGACAACGTGGGCGTGGATCGCTACGAGTTGTCGCAGGACGGCGTGGTGGTGGCCGACGACATCGCGGGCAATGCGACGAGCTACGAGGTGACCGGGCTGGATGCTGAAACGGCTTACGGCCCGTTCTCGCTCGTGGCGGTGGATGCGGCGGGCAACACGAGCACGGCGGCGACGCTGGAGGACGTGACGACGGAGGCGGAGCCTGAGCTGGAGGAGTGGGAAAACACCTTCACGGGTACGGCCGGGACGACGCTTGAGGACTACGCGGTCGGCGACGAGATCACGTGGACCAAGAACAGCAACTATTCGGGCGGGTCGCTGGTGCTGTCGGACGCGAACCGGTTACGCGCTGGTGCGGCCGGACAGAACTGCGTCTACTACGCGGATAACATCACTTTCCCTCAGCGCAACTGTGACGCGATCTTGACGCTGCGCGTGCTCACTGTGCCGAC